AGATGCGCTCAGTGGCGTCATGCGCCTTGAGAAGATAGAGGTCGGCGCGGAGTTGATCGCCGTCGATGACGAAGTTTTTCAGCGTTCCGACAATCTGGTTAAAGCCGCTAAAGTGATCCGTTTTGACCTTCAAGCCGCCCGAATACATCTCCGCTGCGGCCTTAACTTGCCGCAAAGTCTCTTCGTCCACTTGCATCCCGTGGCCGCGAGCTTCGCCCACGGTGATGACGGACACGCCGCGAATGATGGCGTTCTCGGTGTCGATCTCGCCCATGAGGGCGGCGAAGTCAGTTTTGGTCATGCCAAGCTCTGACTGTCAAAAGGTGGAGGCGGGGGGCTTTCGCCCCCGTGCCAGACTCCGCAGAGTCGGTCGAAGCAACGCCCCCGTTAAATTAGTCGCCCCATGTGGTGAGGCACACCGCAACGCGCTGGTCGATGCGGGGAAATTTCTGCTTCATGTAGCCATCGCTCATGCAACGCTTCATGTATTTGCTTTTCTTCTCACCCGCAGGCTTCGGCACTTTGAACTCGGCATCCTCTGCGGCGAGCTTTTCAAGTTGTTCCTTGGCCCATTGGTTCGTCATGGTCAGTCTTTCTTGTCAGCGGCGTCCATTTGCTCGACTCGCGCTCTAGCCCATGACTGCCCAGAGTCGCCGCCCCAAAGAAGCCAAGCGATCTTTCCCGCGCTAGGATAGCCCTGCTCGCCGGGGCTAAAACCCTTGCCCTGCTTATCGACTTCATGCCGCGCAAAATAGCTGTGCATCCGCTTCACTGTATCGGGCGAAAGGTTCATGCGGTTAGAAAGATCACGCGCACGGGCAACGCCGACTTCCGTGCCGCCGCGCCCGTGTTCTTCGCGCAGGGCAAGGCCACGCTTGGCTTCTGCGGCCATCGCGGCAGTCGGCTTGAAATTGATGTGCGCGTATTTGCCCGGAACGCTAAAGGAGGACTCGGCTTGCGGCTCGGCTTGAACGGGCGATTCAATCGGCGCAGCGTTCGGATCGGTCGCAACGCTCTCCACGCCTGCGCTGATTTGCTGCGGCAGGATTTCCATCTCCTGCGAAAGCTCGTTGATGTAGGCCGCTTCCTTGGCCCGCTGGCGCATCGAAGCCTGCCAATCGTGACCCGCCTCGCCGTAAAGCTCGGCGGCGGTGGTAAGGCCCATGCGCCAAAGCTCAATATCGGCGCGGGCATCGCGGCCTGCGTCAATGCTGACTGATCCCGGCCATTGCCATTGACCAAGGGCAACTTCGGGGCGGTTGGGCAGGATGCGCTTGGCCGCTGCGTCGAGGAGGGCAAGGCGCACCACGCGATTGAGAAACTGCGCCTCTAGCTGACTGCGCCAATACTCAAAGGTTCGCTCGGCTTGGCGAAGGTCTTTGCGGGCCTCCGGGCCTGCGCTAGAGCGATCAAGGACTACGCGAGCCGATGTGCCGATAGCGCGACACATTCTGTCTTCCAAGTAGCGGACAAAGTTGGCAAAGGCTTGCGCGGGGCGGTTGTTGTTGCTGAACACCTCCATTGACTCGCCTGTGTTCAAATAATTCACGCGCCCCGGCTCCAAGGCGGTCAGCTTGATCTCGTTGCCGAATTGATCGCGCTCGCCGCGCAAGACCGAAGCAAGTTCCTCGTCCGCGCCGTATTCGGTGCGAACGATTCCTGCTTGGCTCGACGCCCATCTCGCCGCCAATTTCTCGTATTCAATCAGATCGGCAACGTCTTGTGCGTCATTGAGGACGGGGGCAAGGACGGAGCGGCCCCGGTATTCGTCTGAGCGGGTGAAGTTTGCAATGTGGCAGAAGTTCGCGGCGTCGATCTCCTCAAAGTCGAGGTATTGCCCGCTGCGGTTGCGCTGGTAGACGCGATACTTGACCGGACGCCCCTTGCCGTCGATCAGCACTCCGCCGATATAGGCTTGGTCGTTTAGCTCAAGGTCGATGTCCCTGCCGATTCGGTCGGCGGTTACGGTCTGAAGTTTTAGATCGTCGCCATCGCGCACGATGATGACGCCGCAATCGCCGTCCACCATGACGGAGCGGAAAACCAGTTGCGTAAGGCAAAGGAGCGAATGGCGTCCGGTGATGTCGCAGTTGTTGAACCAGCCGTTAAGGTAAGACTCAACATCTTGGTCGAGGGCGGTGTCGCCAGTGCGGGCTTGGTAGGCAAGCGATCCTGCGGTGTGAATGACGAAATGGGTCAATATCGCCCGGACTGTGCTGAAATTATCGTCTAGGTCGCGGGCGCGATTCATCAGTCGGATGCGCTCGGTAGTTCCCCCGATCTGCTCGGCAGGCATATTCATCCGCGCCTGCGGACGGGCGCGGGTGATCTTGGCCGCATCGAAGCGGCTGAAGGCCGTTAGTTTCTGGCGGGCAACCTCGCGCTGCAAGGCGGCTCGCGGACTGAACAAGGCAATCGTCTGGTCGATTAGGTTCATCTAGCTGCGGACTCCGCTAAAGTCGGCGTGAAGGACTCGGCGGCGTTTGGATTGGGCGCGGTCAAGGGCGGCTTGGATGTCGCCCAAGGTGTTCTTCATTTCGGTGAGGTTGGCGCGGGACAGGCTGCGACCGCCGATGCTGTAACTCATGCCGTTGCTCGCCACGGCGCGGATCGCGGCAACGTATTCGTCCCGCATCGCCTCAAGGGTCGCAACGGGAAGGCCAAAGAAATCAGAACGCGCCATGCTTCTGTCTAACTGTCAAAGGCCAAGCAATCGCATGAGGACGCGAGCCGTGGCCTCGACCGACCAGACAAAGCCAAGGGCAGCGAAGCAAAAGAGCAGCGCAGGGATAGCGGACGAAGGGCGTTGCTCGTTCACAGTCCAAACTCCGTTTTGAGTTGCACGGCGAGTTTCGCCAACCGCTCAAACTCGTAGAGGAAGTCGCGGGCTGCGTCACGTTGCCACTCGGACGGATGGTGATAAGCGGTCTTGAACGTCAGCGTGAAGGGCGGTCGCTCCTTGTCGCCCTCCCCGGTGTCTGCCTTCGGCTCGGCATCGGGCAAGACCCCGGCGGCAACGTAAGCGTCCTGCAATCCCTTGAGCGTAGGGTTCTCGGCCAAAAGTGCATCTAGATTCACTTTTGCAAGCTTCATCCATTTGGCGAGGGTGCGATAACCGCGCTCGCCAGCGTTGGCCTCAAGCCATGCTTGAAACTCGCCATGCGGGACAAGTTCCTTTGCCTTCAAGCAAACCGCGCCAGCGTTCCAAGCGTGGCGGATGGCAAGCTCGGCCCCGGCTTGAGCAAGGGCCGCGCAGCGGTCGGCTTCGTCGGCGCAGCGGGTTAGCTCACGGGCGCAAGTGTCTGCGTCAAGGCAGAGCGTAAGGTCGAGAGACGGTGATACGAGTTGGATGTCGGTGTTGTGCATAATTTGGATTTTCTTTCTTTGTGAACGCGCAGGGCGCGCTCGCGATATGACTCGCGGGCGGTGTCAGACTTCATGTGGCGAGCGGTCGGCAGGCCAAGCTCGTCCTTGATCTGGACGATGACCTTGCTGACGGCGGCACGGGTCACGCTGTATTTCTTGGCGATCTCGGTCTGCGACTCTGGTTTGCGATTGATGACGGCTAGATAACATTCCGCCTTCATCGCCGTCTTCCGGTCGTGCGAGTTTTGCAGGGCTTGGAGCAACCGGATCGCGGCCTCGTCCCCGAAGGTGCGGGAAGAATGACCGCCGCCCTCTTGCTGCTCGTAGTCCTTCCAGAACTCGCGGAAGACTTCCAGCGACCACCAATTAAGCAGGGCGACTTGCGCGGCTAACGCAGGCGGTGGCGGGACGCGCGGGCGGGCGTCGAGGAAAACATCCTCGGCGGTATCGTGTGGAAGTTCGGGGCCGCAACTTGCTTCCGCATAGTCGGCGGCATCGGAAAACTTAGTGTCTGGATGGGCCATTACGGCCCCGGAGCGTCACGCGCATGGCGCGACTTATACAAGGCGCGAACTATTTGTCAAGCGTGTTGCTTGTCGCGCCTAAAGAAACGCTTTGATCTGTTTAAGGAATGCGTCGGGCCAAGCACCGATTGCCAACTTGCTTAACTGAGGATTTTCCGCAAGCAGGCGAGTGACCAAGGAGTG